CCGCTGCCAGCGCCCCAGATCGTGACCGCGTCGCATTGCAGCATCCCTCTCCCAAGCGTCATGCGACGCCTCCATGTCGTCGTCGGTGGTGACGCCGTGAGCGAGGCTGGTTACCTCGTGGGCAGGAACGGTGACTAGGTGATTCATTGCCAGGGTGTTGGGTTGTTGGATGGTTGAAGAGCGAACAACAGGGGCCCAAAGGTGGACCCCTGCGCTGGTGTTAGCCCCAGATTTTCTTGTGACCCTCTGCAGGCTTGCGGAATGCCTTAGCCCCTGCGGGTTTCTCAAACTGAATTGTCGTGCCTGCCGTTGCGGGAATGGGTCCCATGTTCAAGGTCGAGATCGTGTAATCGTTGCGCAATGGGCCGTTGATGTACCAGGTATTGGCGATGTGCAGCAGGCCACGGGCTTCGGCCTGGGTGCCGTCCTCGTGGGTGATGAGTATGTGATCAATCTCTTCCCCGCGAAACTGCGTCCAGAACTGGCCGGCGGCGGCGAATTCGGAAACGGTCAAGGTGGTGGTCATCGGTGGCGGTGGTGGTTGGTTGCCCCCGGACTACTGGGGGCGATTCGGCCCGGTTTAACGCCTATGGCCGGCTGGCGATCGGTGGATCTCTCCCCCGGTCCTCATATAGTAGCCGGTGCGTTACGCAATATGCGGGGGAAGGGGTGACAGTTCACAAATTGTCGCAATGTGGGCCGGGCATGGAAAAGCCCCGTGTGACCGAGGCGGTGCTTGCCTATCACCGCAGTTGATCGCGGTGTAGCGGTTCCTCGCATCCCTTACGCGGAACTGTCACATCCCGCACTTGCTCGGACTGCCAATCCCAGACCTTGAATTTGGCGCTGGTGGTGCCGTGGCCCCAGAATTCGGGAGTGCGGCTCAGCCAGATCAACAACTCCATACTGCTGGCCCAGGCAGTGGCGCCGATCTCCTCTAGTTCCTCAACCGTGCGGCAAAGCTCAACGCCAGCAGCGCTGCGAACCGTGAAGCCAGCAATTCTGCCGCCGACTTCATCGGCGAACACCAGCTTGGCGGTGGCGGCGGTCATGCTCATTGCAGCCTCTGGGCTGCTGAGTGGGGATCTCCCCCGGTTTCCATACAGTAGCCGGTCCGTTACGGGTCAGCAGCGACCAGCCCGCACACTTCGCAATCCGTCACAATCCCTTAGTCCTCATCCTCGCCCGGTAGCTCCTCATCTAGTGGTGTGGTCAGGTCGTCTCGCTCCGGCATCGGTGCCCCCAGCGTCGGTCGTTCCCGGCTGATCCTCTCCATCTCATCCTCTGCGCTGGTGGTGATCCGGTTGAAACCGCCCACCTGTAGCATCTCCACCGCGCTCTGCTGGCTGATCAGCGGCTCGCCACCGGCCAAGTCCATCAGGGCCTTAGCGGCCATCGCATCAAGTGGCGCGGCGAAGGCATTTTCGTCAACCGTCAAGCCAGCGCCTACGGCCAACTGCTCCCCGGTGTAGAGGCACCAGATTACAAGGATGCTTTGCATGACCGATTTCTTGCGTTCACTCATCGCCCTTATGCTTACCTGGGTTCGGCCGCCTTCAAGCTGGGACTGGGTGGCGGTTTTGGTGATTTTGCTTTCACCGGTCAAGAAGCCGAGCAACCGCTGATCAATCAGCTCCTTGACTTCCTTGATTTGAGCCCGCTGCTCAACCAGGGACGTGGCCGATGGCTCGCGGAAAAAGAAGTCCCCGTCTTTGTCCACATCGACAGCTGTGTTAGGGCCAATAACCAGCGGTGTGACTACTTGGCCAGGGCCAGGCGGTAAGGCACCCTTGCGCACCGCCACCGGCATCGCGCACTTGTGGGTTTTCTCTTCCAGATCGCTTGAATTGCGGAAATACTGGAAGCAGTGCTCGACCACCTGCCGCAATGGCAGCGCACCACGGCCGAAGCCAGCCTTCTCGGCCGAGTACCAGACCACTGGGCAGATGGTCAGCGGTTGCTGCCGTGAGTCCAGATACTCCCCGTTGTCTACCACCTCCATGACCATGGAGCCATCGGTACGCTTGATCAGCCGGTAGAGCGTCCATTTCCCCGGTTCAATCACCCGGTAGCGCTCTTCATATTTCACCCCAAAATCACCATCCTCACTATCAACTTCCGCCCATTCCAGGAAGGTGCAGCGGGTCACCACCTCAACCGAACCCACTACAGCGGTACGCCAGTTCAGGCAGGTGGCACGGGTGCGGCTGACCAGGTACGGGCGCCGCTTTGCTGCTGCTTCACTGGCACCATCGGTGGGCCGGCCATCTGGCATCTCCACGATGATCGGGACGCCGCCATCGCGCAGGCATAAGGGATCCACGGTGAGCCAGAAAGCCTCAAGCGAATTGCCCTCTAGGTCTACGTTGTCCTTGTTCGCCTCAAACGTTGGCGGCGGATCTTTCAACTCGGAGCGCGACAACACCCCGGCGAACCCCTCCAGGCCAGCCCTGAAAAAGTCAGAAAATACAGCGCGACCTAGGCGGCCTACATAGGCGTCGGGTGGCTCGGCTGGTTCGGGCGGTAGGTATTTGCGCTTGACATCATCACCATTACCCTTGAGGCAATACCAAGCGTCATAGGCACGCTCCAGATCTTCCTTATGCTCCTTCAGTACCGGATGCTGAAAGCTCGGCAGCTTGGGGTCAGTTCCAGGATGACTCGACTTCACCAGCGCCTACGATTAGCCTGCTACTGGAGCTTTCCGGCCTGCTATAGCTTTACCGCCCTAGGGTGTGGCCGTCGCTGGTTGCGGCCAAACAGCGACGGCTGGACGACTGGGGAAGCTGCGGGCCTGGGCTGGCGTGGGCTGCGGGCCTTGGGTGCTGGGGGCGTGGCCACCACATCAATACCAAGGATCCCCTGGCGGAACTGCTGCAAGGTCTTGCCGCGCAGCTGGGCCTTCTGGCGGTTGTCAAATTGGATGATGGGCCCGTATGGGTAGGGTCGCTTGAACGGATTGGCGGACCATCGCTCCAGCAAGCCACGATCAGCGGGCCGTAGGTTGTTGAATGCCTGTTCGGTGAGGAGGAATAACGCCGGGGCAAAGCTTTCATCCACGGCCTCGGGCTGGTGATCGCTGATCAGGGTGATCTCTTCGTCTAGCTGAACAGTGCCGATCATGGCACCCATCATTTCGGTGATCTCAGCCTCGGTGAAGGCGGGGATGGCCTCCACTATTTGGGCCAGGGTCAAGCCTTCGGCCAGCAACCTGCGCACCTTAGGGTAGTGCTCACGCCACTTTGACGGCATCTTTATATCGTAGCCATGATCCCTAATGTGGTGCTTTATCTGCCCCTCGATGTATTGGCAGACGCAGGTAGAGATGGCATACGGCCGGCCGGTGCCAGGGTTGAGGCGCTCGGGATCGTAACGCCGGCAGCCGGTCACCAGCCCCTCCAATGCAGGGCCGATGAAGTCTTCATAGGGCCGACCGCAAAGCCTCGACCATTTGTTGGCAGCTTTTTTTGCGAGCCCCTGGTTTTCGACGATCAGTCGCTCTGACAGCTCGGTACGTGGCGGGCTGCCGGGCTTGACTGGCTGCTCAAGTGGTTCTCCTGCACGAACAGCTCGCCGCGATCGAGTAGCACGACGTGGCTTGGCGTCAGGTGGATCTTCACCTCCGGCGATGGTGGCGTCCAGCCCCCCCCGAACCTGAACAGCTCCAGGTGGCTCCCCTGCGACGACTGGCGAAGGCGCCATGTCCCCGCCACCGGCTTGCCGACCAGTTGGGACAAGGGAGCTTTCGGGAGTTTCAGGGTTGCCATCGGTGGGTTGCGGTTGCGGGTTGGGGATGGTGGTCATGGCTTCAGCCGTTCGTCCTCAAAGATCAGCCGTCGAAGGTCGGCCAGGTGGGCCTGCGTGGCAGCCATTGCGCCAGCAGATCCGGTGCCTTCAGTGGGGCGAATGCCGCATTGCCATAACTGATCCATCAAAGACTGAGCCTCTGAATCATTCAACTCAAGCTGTGGGTCAACAGGCTCGGCTGGCTCAAGCGGTCTGAAGGTAAGGGGTTCGGCTACAAAAATCTTACCGCCGCCACTATATGAAATCAAAACTTGCAGGCAGGCGCTCCATGGCCCCTTTGCCACTCGGATTGTTGGAATGAGCGGGGTGGTGTTCATAGGTTCGGTGGGTAGATCAGGTGTGGAGTTGATCATGGCTGGTGACTAGATGAACGGACGCGGATTGACCATCGCTTTGCCTTGATTGCCAACTCATCAGCCTCACAAGCTTGCCGTTTCTGATCAAAGGTGGCTTGGCGAATACTTTGATCCTTGCGCAAAGCGTCTAGCGCATCGTCCGGCATAAACAGCCGTGCTGTTTCATCGCGGCCGATTGCTGTATCAGCTTCGTGATAGCCGTTCAGTGAAGAACGGGAGCAGCCGAATGCCCCTCCTTCGGGAAATGTCATCTCAATAGATGGAATCCGGTCGCTCCATTTCTGCTCCAGCCGCCAATCAACGACCGCAGGGGGCGGCAGGTGCGGGTCGCGCGGGGTGGTGTCCATGGATGTGTCCTGTGTGGGTTTGGTGGTCATCGAAAGCCGGGGATAGGCGATCGCCTGGGCACCGGCTCCCGTGGTGGCGGGGCGGCGGCGCCATGGCCGTAGGTGGCGGTGGTGACACGCATCGGGCCGGTGCCCTGCATCGCGTTGATAGCCTGGCTCAAGGCGTCCACCTGGTCGTCAAAGCTATCGCCAGGGAACTTCAACAGCTGCGACTTAAGCAGCTCGGTCAGCGGGTGCCACCGGGGCAGAAACACTCGGCCCTTATTGAACTCAGGAGTAGCGGCATTAGCCCTGGCCACTTTCCCGCCTACCGGATCAACTGCGTGAACAATAAAGCCAGCGGCGGAACGTTTCAGGGAGCTGATAACGGCGCTGCCATTTGCCTTGTCCTCAACAAACAACTCGCCAAAGTTCCAGGTAGGCCACATTGCCCCAACGGTTTCTTCGGTTTTAGCGAAGTCCATCCGCTGATCCAGCAGGTCAACCAGCCACGCCCCAGAACTGTCCTGGCCCCATAGCTGCATGGCTACCATGTCGCTGCCAGCGGTGTCCTTGAAGGTGCAATCAAGGCTCGCCAGTTTGCGTACAAAGCGATCGGGCAGTATCGCGTCACCCTCCAGTCCTGGCCGCTCGCGGGTGCCATAGAAGCGGAACATCCCCGCATTGAACACCGTGCCACCTGATGGCTGTGGTCGCTGCTGGTAAAGGGCTGCCCAGTCTCGATCTGGAGTGTTTAGTTGTTTTTTTCGTGCCCACTCGGCATCGTACCGATCAGGGTCCAGTGCTTCTCCAGGCTGGCGATGGTCAGGTTCCAGTGTGAGTGTTGCCGGCACCGCAACCTGCACCGGTTCGGCAATGATCGACATCTGGATCACATGCCACGGCTCGGCCGCGTCTGCGTTGCCGTCGCGCTCCAGTTCCTCAACCTGAGTGATTAACCAGCCGATCAGGTCGGCATCGGCCCATCGAGTATGGGTGATCAGCTTGAGACAGCCGGGTTCCTCACGGGTATTGAGCACCGTGGACCACCAGTCGTAAAGCTGACGGCGATAAGCGGCAGATTCGGCCTCCTGCCGGTTTTTGATCGGGTCGTCAACATTGATGAAATGGGCGGGCAAGCCGGTGCCTTTGCCGACACCTGCACCCCAAAAGCCACCAAGCTGACCAGCAACCTTCCATCGGCCTTTGCCTGAGCTGCTGGGATCAAGGATGCCACCAGAGGCGGTGAAGTAATCACGGGCCGCCTGGCCAAACTCTTCGGCGAGCGGCTGGCTGTGGGCACCCTGCCCCCATGTGCGATCAGGATAGCGACGGATGAACCAGGACGGCAGGAAGCGGCTAAAGATGGTTGACTTGAAATGCCGTGGCGGCAGCATCAAAAGCAGCCTGGGGATCTCGCCAGCACCAACCCGCTGGCCAATCTCTACGAGGCGGGTGTTGTGTCGAGTGAAGGGGAATTTAGGGTAGACCGCTGCGATGTGATCACCGAAGGACCGGGTGTAGGGTTCCTGTGGTGTGTTTGTACTGGCGTTAGCCTCGCGCTCCAATTCCAGCACCGCAAGGCGTGCGGCGGCGGTGGGAGCGCGGGCGATCATGTCACCGGCCCCACGCGATGCACAGCCCAGTAGGCAGATTGCCCAGGGTGATGGCTGGCATCAATCAACTGGGCACCCAACAGGTCCGCCATCCGATGGCTTGCCTCAAACTGCGGGCAGCCCCAGCGGATTGTCAATTCCGCCATGGAGACATGTGGTGTCAGCCCGGCGGCGATACGCGGGGCTAGCCAAGTGGCCAGATCCAGGCAGTCGAGGAGGGTGTTTGCGGGCACCCACGGGCGGCGGGCCAGGACGGTGCGGATCAGGTCGTCGGTCATGCCCGCCCCCAAAATGTACGGGACATGGCGCGGCAACAGGCCATCGTCACAGCAGCCTCACCGTGCTCCGCCTTGATGAGGGTCCAGCTCTGCTGGCCAGCTATGACGGCAAAGCCCCGTCTCACACGAGACAGGAATTCCCCCCCTCCCGCCTCAATGCGGTCGGACGACTGCCCGCCACGGCGCCGGATCGACTCGGCCACGGACACATCCAGCCAGAGGGTGAGATCGGCCATCAGGCCGCCTGTGGCCAGGCTTTCCAGCGTGTCGATCAGGGCCAGGGGCAAGCCCCTGCCATAGCCCAG